AGGGACAAATGGCTGCCGCCGCCAAGAACCCAGAGAAGTGGGAGCAGCTCAAGCAGGATTTCCCCGAGTGGGCTGGAGCGATGGAGGAATACGTCGGCTCAAAGCTAAGCGGCATGGAACCCGGTGTCAAGGCCACGGATATCGTGGACTATGTACAACGGCAAATTGCCGCAGAGCGCGAGACGATGAAGGTCGCCCTTGAAGAGGCCCGTGTTGAAGGTAAGTACGAGAACTGGCGCGATACGGTCAACACACCGGATTTCGCCGCCTGGTATGCACTTCAACCGGCTGAGGTGAAAGCCTTGGCTGATAGCACGGCTGCGCGTGATGCCATTCGCATGTTGGACTTGTTCCACGTTGCAAAGGCAAAACCTGCATCGGAAATTAAGCAAGAGCGCGGAGCACGTCTCGCCGCTGCTGCGACGACCCGACCCGGTCAGACACCGCCGCCCAAGACATTGGACGACATGTCACCGGAAGAAGTTTGGAACTACGAGGCCAAGCGACGCGAGGAACAACTCGCAAAGCGCGGCTATTAACTACTTATTTTTGTAAGGAATCTTCAAAATGGCTATTCAAAATTACGGCACAGTCGCATCGCGGAATTTAATCCGTGCTGCGCAAGGCATGCTTGAGCACGCCCAGCCCATCACCGTTCTCGGCGACTTCGGTACACAACGCGAAATGCCCCAGAATTCGACAGACACCTTGGTGTTCCGTCGTACTCTGCCATTTGGCGCTACGACCGTTGGCACCACGATTGAGAACAGCACCCGCTATGTGGGTACACCGGACATCACCGCTTCCAACTTCGTGTTGGCTGAGGGTGTTACTCCTAACTCCAACACGATCTCCTTCCAGGACGTGTCGGTTCAGCTCCAGCAATACGGCGTGTTGTTCAAGTACAGCTCCAAAACCGAGCAACTGTACGAAGACGACATCCCCGGCGAGATGGTCAAGCTGACTGGCGAGACCCTGGCCGAGGTGATGGAGTTGGTTCGTTACGGTGTACTGAAAGCCGGTTCTACCGTGATCTACGCAAACGGCTCCAGCCGTTCTGCTATCAACACCGCGATCAGCTTGAACGCGATTCGTAAAGCAGCACGTACCCTGGAATCGAACCGCGCTCGCCGCGTGACCAGCCGCCTGGCTCCTGGCGTGAACTTCGGTACACGCGCTGTTCAGCCTGCTTATGTGGTGTTCTGCCACACTGACGCAGTGTCTGACGTTCGTAACCTGCCTGGCTTCACCCGCGTTGAAGAGTACGGCTCATTCAAGCCAATCCACGACCGTGAAATCGGCGCTTGCGAAGACTTCCGCTTCGTCAGCTCTCCGCTGCTCAAGTCGTTCTTGGCTGCTGGCGCAGCGGTCGGTTCGTCCAACATGCTGTCTGTTGGCGCAGCAAACGTTGACGTGTACCCCTTCATCGTTATCGGTGAAGACGCTTGGGGCCAAGTTGCTCTCAAGGGCATGTCCGCAATCAAGCCTGTCGTGTTGAAAGCATCGCAGACTAACCACGCTAACCCACTGGGCCAATTCGGCTACGTGGGCGCTTCGACCTGGTTCGCAACCGTGCGTTTGAACGACGCATGGATGGCCCGTATCGAAGCCGGTGTGACCGCTCTGTAATGACTAGGGGCTGGGGAAACCCGGCCCCGTCTAACCCAAGGAAAACACCATGAGCAATGCAGCTTATTACAGCCTTCTGAACAATGGGGAGCTAACCGGTGACGTGATAGGTGCGGTGGTTGCCACCCCGCCAGTCGCAGCTACTGGCGAAACCCTGACTTGCAACCGTGACGTTCACGGCGGTCGTACTATCGTTATCAATGCCGCAGCAGGATGTGCAGTTACTCTGCCAAATGCGACCGGTACTGGTTCGATTTTTCGCTTCCTTATCGGCACCACCATTACATCAAATAGCACCACTTTCAAAGTGAGCAATGCTACTGACGTGATGTCTGGCCGCGCGTATGTGATCAGCGATAACACGGCTGCGGTACTTGGCTACGCCACTGGTTCAACTGATGACACCATCACACTCAACGGCACTACGTTGGGCGGCTATGCTGGTGATATCGTTGAAATCATTGACGCAATCGCCGGTACTTACCTGGTCAAAGTTCTCACTAAAGCAACCGGCACGGAAGCAACTCCGTTCTCGGCAACTGTCTCCTAATTTTTGTAAAGGAATTTTTCCATGTCTTACAATATCGAACAAGCCAATAGTGGCTTTCTCTCGCTCACCGCTGCCGGTTTGGCTGAAGGCACGAACGCAAATACGTTCAAGACTGCCAACACCTTGACCTTCACCAACAACGGTGTTTTCAAATCCAAGGCGGCTACCGACAACCTGACCTTTTCGACCGGCACCGCGCTGGCCGCAAGCCAGGCTTGCCTGTTTGCTGTGTGGATTGGCTCTACCGGCACCGTAACGACCACTCAAGGTCCTATCGTGGCCGCAGGCGATCCTTGCCCAGTGCCCACAGCAGCGGCTTCCAACCTTACGCTGGTCGGCCTGATCAAGGTCACCACCAGCTCGGCAGCTACGTTTACGCCCGGCACTACCGACCTGTCTGCCTCTGGCATTACAGGCGCGTACTCCGACTGCATGGACATGCCTGGCTCTGCCCAGTAAGTTGCCATCTCTCTTCTCCTTGAAGAGCTTTATGCAGGCCACCTTCGGGTGGTCTGCCTTTTGGCAAAACGATTTTTCAACCCCCTGGAGTAAATGATGGCAACAAAACAAAAAATCCAAGGCATCGAGATCAGCGACGATGCACCCACAGTTGACATGGTATCGGAGTCAAAAGACTTTGCCGCGCTCGCCGCGAGCGAGGCTTTCATGAACGAACAGGTCACTATCATGGTCCATTCGACCACTGATGAAAACCAACCGCCCCAGGTCATCGTAAATTGCAACGGCATGAACCAGCCTATCTACCGTGGTTACCCTACCACCGTGAAACGCAAGTACGTTGAAATCCTGGCACGCATGAAAGAGACCAAGTACAGCCAAGTTACGCGCAACCCTGCGGCACCAGACCAGATTGACATGGTTGCACGTCACGGTTTGTCGTATCCGTTTGACTTGGTCGAGGACAAGAATCCGCGTGGCCGTGCATGGCTTAACAACGTCTTGGCCGAACCCGCTTAAAGCTGGAGCGCTTTGTGAATTATTTGCAACTGATCAACCGCGCACGCGTGGAGTGTGGCGTCTCCGGCGCCAGCACACCGCTGACCGAGGTCACGGCCTTAACGGGTGAGTCCTCTCGGATCGCGTCGTGGGTGAACAGTGCATGGGTCGACATCCAAACTGCCAAAGAAGATTGGCAGTGGATGCGCGACACAGTTGAATTCACATTGACCACGCAACAGCAGTTTTACACCCCCACCGAAGCCGGTGTGGGGTCTACCTTTGCAAACTGGAAACGTGATAGCTGGCGCGCTTCGTCTGTAGGACAAGACTACAAAGATGAGCAGTTGCTGAACTACATGGACTACACGACTTTCCGCAACCTGTACATGTACGCAAACATGCGCAACACGTATGCGCGCCCCGTGGTCGTCACCATTGACCCGGACAAACGCCTGGGTTTCGGGACCAAGCCCGACCAGCCCTACGTCATTTCGGGCGAATACTACGTCCAGCCAACAGAATTTTCAGCGTCTACTGACGCGCCTCCTAGCGTTTTTCCAGACCGTTTTCACATGATGATCGTCTACCGAGCAATGATGTTTTACGGTGGCTACGAATCCGCGCCAGAGGTCTACCAGCGCGGTGAGTTTGAATTCAAACGATTAATGAACCGTTTGGATATCGACCAACTACCGACCCTTGTCAGTGGCCCACCGCTTGCGTAAGGCGCGCAAATGGCATTAACCACACCCAAAGTTAACTATGACCTGATCCGCCTGGGCGGCGGTCTCGACCAGGTCACTCCGACGCTTTCACTGCCCCCTGGCGTGGCACGCCGGGCCGCCAACTTCGAGTGCTCCATCACTGGCGGGTACACGCGCATCGCGGGATATGAGCGTTTTGATGGACGCGCCAGCCCATCGGACGCTGTCTACAACATCCTGGTCTGCGCACTCACCGGCACCGTCTCAGTTGGCAATACCGTTTTGGGACTATCGTCCGGCGCAACAGGATATGTGATTGCACAGTCCGGCAATGACGTAGTCATCACTGCTGAGTCCGGCACTTTTTTGACAAGCGAAGGCATTTCGGTTAGCTCGGTCAACAAGGGCACCATCACCCTGGTCCAAGGCGTGTCGGCTGATGG